CTGTATCTATTCCCATAATTCCAGCATTTACTAATCTTTGAAATTCTCTTTCAGCTGCAGTTCTACGTTTATCTCTTTCGGCTTTTAATGTTTCTAATTCTGATATAGAACCAATATCTCCTTCTCTTTTTTTGTTAGGATCAAATCCTAACATACTTGCAATGCCACCAAACATACTAGGCATTTCAATACCTGCGTGTCTTACATTTTTACCATCTAAAGTTTGAAACATACCTGTGTTAAAATTTCTAGCTACGTCCACCATTGTTAATTCCATTTCACCTGCTGCATTTCTCATTGCTACTTCCATTTTTGTTTTTGTCCTAGGATCTAAATTACCAAAAGCACCAATTCCCACTGGTCTATCATCTCCATCATTACTTAAATTTTGTTTAGGCATTAATAAAGCTAATTGTTCAGGTGTTAATCCTACCGCAGCACTAGTTGTAGCTGCAGGTGGAGTAATTGTTGTTGTAGGTGTTCTAAAAATATTAGAAATATTTGGTAATGATAAATTTAAATAATCTACTAAATCTGGTGTAAGACCAAATTGACTTGTATACTGCGGTGATCTAAATACTGACATTATCTTCTTCCGTCCGGTTGTACATCTATTTTAAAAGTTCCAAAACGCCATGACTCAGATACTGAATCATTTTCTATTTTAACATTAACAAACCTACCTCTGGCTCTTGTATCTTTTTTATCAGTAGATGAGGTAATTGTAAAGGGACTCAAAGTAGTTGTAGTCTCTGATTGTTGCGGATATCTCTTAACTCCTAAAGTTACTTTAGCATTACCTTGTAATGTTTTAAAATCAGGCACAAATCTTCTCATTGCAAGAAAAACTTCACCGGCAACAGCAGGACCTGATGGCCGACCTTGTGCATTTCTTTGTCTTTGTTGTAGATCAAAATCGTATGACTTTACAAACGATGTAACTGTAGTTGTTGTACCATCTGGATTAACTTGATCTGTTCCGACTTCATGTTCAAACAATGTTGTTTGTCCTAAACCAGACTCACCTACTATTACAGGAAACGTACCTGTAGCTGTAGAGTCATATTTTGTTGCAAAAGGTGTTGGATAAACTGTTGCATCTATCCATGATGTCCTAGCCTCAGTTCCAATATACCAAACACCACCTCTCATTTGTTCACCATAATTATACACAACATATTTATCATTGTATTCAGATCCTGCAGATGGATAATACCAAACTACTTCTGTATATAAATTGTTGATACCTGCACTTACTTGTTGACCTTTTGTAGTGTCAAAATTGTCAAAAACAAAATCTTCTACGCTACAAGGTAAAGATTTAACTGTACCATCAAACATAAAAAAACCATTTGGTGATAACCAAAATGCA